AAATAATGGATATTATCAAGGCTCTTACATCTACTTACAGCCTTGAAGGTGAGTTCGAGGTGCAAAAGTCTATACAATTTATTGAAAAGCTAGAGGATATTGAACTACTCAAGCCTTATGCAGTAAAACTATTACAGACAAACGCAAAGCAAGCACACTTTATAAGCACTTCTCTTGAAGTTATATCTCAGCAAGCCGCTTATATATTTAAGCTAGAAAAAGAACTAAAAAAGAAAAAAGCGACTTTTTGGAGCCGCTTTAAATTTGTTATATTTGGAAAGAAGTAGAGGACTTACTGACTATATCGCTTAATAAAATGCACATGACCTCATTACCTAAGGCTGGCTCACACTTTATTCCTCGAAGGGAACTCAATACTTTTTGCAAAAAAGTACGAAAAGAACACTAGAGCCATAATTCTTTTTTCTTGCAAAAGAGCAGCTTTATTCTCTGGGTATTTTCAGAGTTGTCATGCCTCAACTCAGGGGACTAAATCCTTTTCTGTAATATCAATCCAGTTTGCAGATTCAATCATTTCTCCAGTTTCTTGATTTTTCCTTAAAGTTTCACAAAACTCATAGGTTCTTTCAGATTCTGGGTGATAAAAAATCTGACCTACATAGGGATTGTTTGGAAAAGTTACTAAATACATAATTAAAAAGGAAGTTCATCTTCAAAAGCAGAAACCTTTGGTGGTTCATTTGTAGAGCCAGTTAACTCAGCTTGATTAGCTGGGACATCTACAGTAGCCTCAGATGCCTCTAATTTTACTTTTTTAGGGTTTATAGTGCCATAAGCACCATATTCATCTGAGTCGAAAGTACCGACCTTTCCGTTGCCATAGATATAAATACCTTCAACTTCTTCTCTTTCACCTGTTCGCATATCATATACTTTTCCAGTTTT